AAATATGATTATCTACAAGGGTGTTAGTAAATCCTGTATGATAATATCCCGAAGAACTAGAGGGAATAGCGATATTTCTAAAATTCTGAATACCTTGATATGCATCGGCTGTTGTTTGGGGTTTGGTACTTCCATCAAGATAAATTGCTCTTGTGTCTGTTGCTTCTAATTTTATATTTAAGGGATTTGATAAAGAACTAAAATCTCCAATCCCAATTTTTCCAGTAGTTGTTAAATCAAAACTCCCGCTTTTATCTCCTGTGAGTCCTGTTTGGTCTGTGGTTGTTTTCCAATAATCAGTAACTACAGGAATTGCAGAAATTTCATCATCAACATATTTTTTATTAACTATGTGATTGTCATTCGTAGGGACTTGCTCGATTGTTCCTTCCTTCGTGGCAACATTCTTCCTTACTGCATGATCATCTAAAATACCCGCACTCTGATTCTTCATAGGAGTAGAATAACTTCGTTCTTTCTTTCTGATTAATGGGTTTCTTGCCATAGAAATTGTAAGAAGTAAGACTATAAATAATTAACTAAGAACCCTGAAAATAGATTTGTAACCCAACGCCATCATTAGTGGGAATGAATGCTAATTGTGAGAAAGCGGTTGTTGAGACCGCGGCGATTATTCCTGCTGAATCTGAACTTGCTCCGTCGAAGATTAATGTTGCTGCTGCCATCTTAAGATTGTTTTACAATTCCTGTGGTTTGTAAGATTACTAAAAGTTGGTCCACAGTCATTGCCCCACCTGTTGCTGCTACTGGTTGAACGACTGGAGTAACACCCCATAAACCTAATTTTTGAGATGTTGCTGTTCCTATCTTTGTCCCTGTAGTTGTTCCAAATGATATTCCTGAATTATCGGCTAATGTTAAGGCATCTCCACCACTTCCTTGTGATAAAAACAATCTTTTCCCTCTTAAATCATCTGTTGTTATTATTTCCGCCGCAGAGTTAACATCTCCACCAATATTAAGAGTATCTTTAATCTCTAAGAAATCAACTACATTACTTGCTAATACCATTACTTTACCTCTTCGACAATGTCGGACTTATTTTCTAGAAGTACAATTAAATCATCTTTGGTTTCTTCTCCAGTCAATTCCATATCCTTAGCGGCTTCGAGTAACTCACTTTTCTTCATGCTAGAATAATCAACATCACCACTAGAAATACTAGCAAGATATTCAACAGTTTCAGAATTATTAAGAAATTTTTTGGAGTCATAATTTGCCTTACCCCTTGCTAGTCTTCCTTCACTTGTCATCTTAGGCCCTCGTGTTCGTAATTTTACATATCTCGTTAGGTACTTGTAACTGAAATACCCCTCTCTCCCATGCTGAAATTAAAGTACTCTTTCCCGGAACAACATCCATGTTAGTCTTGATTCCTTCTCTAGACTTCCATACCATTCCTTGCTTAGCTACTAGAACATATGCTTGGTCTGCTGTAACCACTTCACTAATCACAATATCCAATCCTACTAAACTTGCAACCACACCATTTGCGACTGCTGAAACACTCTGGAATGTTGGGTGGTTTAAAATCTTAGAGTTAGAGATAACATTTGTGTAGTCAGTTCCATTCATAACAATCTTTCCGTTTCCACTTAGAGCATCAATTCCATCAGCTCTTAATGTTTGGATAGCATCAAGGAAGTCCTTTACTGGGTCCCGGTTTGCGATTGTTGCTGAATCCCATTCGTTTCCTGCTGTAATAGCCACTGTGTTCCCTGCACTTCCACTAACAACTGTGTGAATTGCTGTATCAATCTGGTAGATAATCTTTCTTCCGATTCGGTAGATGTGCCTTTGAAGCATTGGGACGGTTAGGTCTGCGATTGCTTCCATAGATAACAAAGATTCTGCTGCGTACTTCTCTGTGATTGTGCTTACTTCTGTCTCTGTAACTTTGATGAATGGGAAAGGAGACATTGGCTGTAATCCTCTTATTGGGGAACCAGTTCCACCATCTGTTGCATCATCATTTGTTTCTCTAAAGTATGTTTCTGTATAAGCAGAACTAGAATCCTGAGCACATAATGCTCTCCACTTCTCTTCTATCTTAATAACTGCCTTAACTCCAGAATCAATATTTTCCCTTAGCATATCCTCGTCGTTTGCTGTAACTACCATTATAACTTACCACTACCACCGAATTTAGTAAGTCTAACTCTGCATACTTCACTTGATGCTGCTTCCTCTTCTAGATAACCAACAATAGCACCATTAAGAATGTCTGTTGCGTCTGCTGTTCCAATAAGATTAGCTCCTAAAACTGCAACTGCTGTACCTCGTGTTGCTCCTGCACTAGAATCTTTTAAATCCCATACTCCATCTTGAGCCAAAGTAATTTCCGTATGAGTAGATGTAGCTGTAGATGCTCGTTCCCAAACAATACCAACAAAAGGATCGTCTGCTGAATCAGAAGCCGATACTGTAAAGTCTCCTGTTAGCTTCATTAAAGTACCAAAAGGAAGAACTGCACCCGCTGCAATTGTGTATCTTGCGAATCGAGTTGGGGTTTCAATACATACTGCTTCGTTTGCCATAGAGTTATTCGGTTAACCGACTACTTAAATGTTTTGATTTTTAGCCTGTATGCCTCAATCACTAGAATTAAATCTTCTTGGTCTTCTTTTGCCTTCTTTTCGTTAAACTTTGCTGATTCTAAAAGCTTCTCGACGCTAACTAATCTATCTTTCCAATCTTTCTTATTCATCTTTTGACTCCTTTAATAAAAAAACTTTTATCTTCTCTGTGTAAGGGTTAGAATATACAACATACTCTGGGTTGTTTGCCCAACCTGGATTATCTCCAATACGCCTAACTCCAACATAATCCCATTGTTCTTTATTCATTTGTCTTTGTTATAGCATCTCCTAGTGCTGTTCCTTTAAAAAATTCTTTTGCTTGTTCTGTCTTTTTATCTTCTGGGCTTACTAATTTTGTCTCTATGTTTCCACCTGTAGTTCCTCCGAGCATAGCATTAGCCGCTAGCTTTTCTTTCCGATCTAGAATTTCAGTCTCTGCTTTTGTTGCTTCTTCTCGCCTTTTAACAAGTGCCAAAGCTTTATCATAATCACTAAGAGCTTGCCCGTCCTTTGCAATTTCCTTGTCGTGGTCTGCTTGGACTTGTGCTTGTTCTGCTTCTTCGGGTGTCATAGTATTACTTAGATAATAGTCTTTATAAACCTTACGGAAAGAGAAGGAATTTGTTAGAAGTCTTGGTCATATCTACCTTATAGTTCTTAGCCAACTCTGCGAACATATAGATTCCTGCTGCGATTAGTGCTTGTTTATAATTAAAAAGCCCACTTGCTAAGGCTCCAGAGAATAACATTAAACCCCCGACGATAACTCCTCTCTTAATTACTCCGTACCAAACCGCTATGTCTTTTTTAATTTCCATCAAATAATAACTCCTCTCCACTAATTGATAACGGAACTCCTGAATTTAGTGAGGTGATTAATTTCTGCCCATAAATATCTGCTAGTCCGCCTGTTCTAAGAAAATTATCAAACTGTGATAGGTCTTCCCTTCCGTCTTCCATCCAACTGTTTAAAGCTCCTGTAACTTCTGCTTTCGTTTTTCTTCTCGCTTGATACATTCTTGTTAGTACATCATTATACTGTTGAATAAAAACATCTGCAAGTTCTGGGTTTCTTGACGCAGCCATTGCTAGTTGTCTCATTGCTGTTCTTCCGTTTGTTAATTCAATCTTACTGGCTTGTAGTTCTCCTCGCTGTTGCTCCTTAATATTTCCTAACAGTCCAGAGACAAATCCCCCGATGGCTCCTATTGCTGCCCCTCCGATTGCTCCCCCTACTCCTCCAACACTTCCGACTTTTGCACCAAATAAAGCCCCTCCTCCTGCTGTGGCTAGTGCGGGAAATATAGAAGATGCTCCCCCTGCGATTGCGGCCTGTGCGAAATTAATGTCTGCTTCTTGGGCTGCTGTTAAGGGGCCTATCTGTCCAAGTTGGGAAATTGCTTCATCTAGTTGTTGCTGTTGAATTGCTTGTCTTTGTGCTGTTCCAGAGACTGCTGAATTAATTGGTCTCTCTGCCCTTGCTGCTTCTCCTGCTGCAACCTCACTTACATCTGTTGGGCTTAATCCTAAAAATGTTTCTCCACTTGGAAGGGTAACTCCTGCCGCTCTTCCTTGTTCGTTTGTGAATGTCTCAACTGTTCCTGTTGCAGGATTAACACTTTGGAGGGGTTGCGTTGGTTCCTTATTAAATTCCCCTGTTGGGCCTGTTGGTTGCTGTATAATTGATTGTCCCTCGGGTAGTTTGAAGGCTTCATCCTGGGGGGTTATTGTTCCTTGATTAACTTTTGGAGGGAGAACACAGGCACCATTAATCCACTTTCCACCATTTGCTATACATCTTTCCTTTTCTTTTTGTTCCCTAAGTCTATCTCCTGCACTTTCTACTTGTGGGAGTATAATTTCTTCCGAGAATGTTTTTCCTGCGTTTGGGTCTACTCTTGTGTCTGCCATTATCGATCAAGTTTGGGTTCCGCCTCGTTCGGTTGTATTTGTGTTTGTCCGGTGTTTGCCTCTGCGTTCTCTTGGGTTTTAGGGGCTAAACTTGGGGGTCTGTTAAACTTTACTTTTCTAAATATTTGATTCCAGATGTTAGCTTCTTCGTCTGTCTGTTCCTTTCCGTAGATTGGTTCAAATATTAGGTGTCCATTAATTCCTCCAACCTCACTTGTTCCGTCGCTGGTAGCAATACTTCTTGGAACTCCGAAGACTTGATAAAAGAAATTCTCTAAATATCTAATCCAGTCCATTCTCTCGCTTAATGGCTTTGTTGGGAAGTCTTCTATTTTTCCTGTTCCTTCTGGAAGCATTAACATTTGTCCTTTCCTGTTGGCTGCTTCTATTTCGGCACCTGCCTTAAGTATCTTTCCTTCGTTATTGGTCTTATAATAGTAAACTCCTAAAGCCCTTCCTCGTTTCTCAATCATTCTGTTTGTGATTAAGGCTTCATTCCTAGCATCAATAATCCACTTCACTGCATCTAGTTGGGAAGTCCCATGAATTTGATCGCCTATCCTTTTGTTAGAACTGTGGTACATATGGGTAGTCTTTACTTTCTTCCACGTCTTACTGTCCCATACTTCGTATCGCTTTATTCTTCCACCTTCTGAAACAACCTTAACTCTTTCGGGGGAGATTGGGATTAGGTTTGCTAAGGCTTTTGTATTATCATTGTCTTCCCAGACAATCTCCATGAAGGCATCTCCTACAACTAACTTCATAACTTCGTGATTCCACATTAATTGTGGGAATGTTTCGTTTCCTCTGCCGCTTATATGTTCGAACTCTTGTTTTGTGTTTTCATCTTCATACTCAACCCCTTTAGAGAACGCCCATGTCGATAAAGTATTTGCCCCTGAATTAATCTCTGCTATTTGAGAATAATATCCCATGTTCTTTGTGGCTTCATCAAAATACCAAAATGTCTCTCCGCTGTCATTATCAACATCTAAGGCTTTTGCTGCAACGATGAAGTCTGGAACATCAATGTTTGTTGTTGTTGCGTTGGATAAGTCTAGTTCTGCCATTATGTTAATTCAAACGGGACCTCCGCCCTTGGCATAGCACTTGTTACAGTTATAATTGTGTCTGTGCTAAAATTCATCATCAACCTAAGAACATCTCCTTTCTCAAAAGTCTTTTCGACAGTGATTGGAATTGCTGCGGTCAGTGCACTATCATCTGACACAAATAAGTTAAGAGATATTTCTGCACTTATTGCTGTTTCTGTTACTCCCCTAACATGATATAGTCTTAATTTTAATGTGGTTCCCCCTATTTCTCCGCTTTTTTGCCAACAACTAAAATTAGCAATTCCCTTAACTCTCCTACTATCGTTAAATGGAGAACTATCATAATCTGTCTCTCCCGAGGCTACTGTGTTTTCTCCGCCTGTTCTTCCCTCATTCCATTCAAAAAAAGAGGAAGGCAACCCCAAAGCATTATTAGGATAGAACTTAACAAATCCAAGTCCACTAATAATATCAGTATAACTGTATGCTATTAACTTATCAGAGGTTGTTGTAAACTTATTTAATTTTGGAGGGAGTGGCATTATAACCCCATCATGCTAACAATTTCCGAATTTTCATCTTTTATGTCGCTGAGAAATCCAGTCCAGATTGTATCGCATACATTTAGTTTTGATTGTGAAGTCGCTAAAGACCAGTTTCCTTGGTCTTGGTTAATCGCATAGAAAGCCGCTCTATGTGACGCAACCATCGCTAACCATTGTTTCCAACTGGCTGTTATTGTTGCATAGTTTGCCACTAGTTCGGGGGTTTTTCCAATCTTTCCAAATGCTTTCTCCATATCACTCTCTGCCATCTTAATCCAAATATTTGTATTTGCTTCTAAGACTTGTTTAGCACTTGCGTTCTCTCCGATGGCTAGAAGAACTTGGGCTGTTGTTGCTAGGGTTCCCTCATCTGCCATTGTTACTTATCCTCATTTGCTCGGTCTGTTCTTTAATTGCCTGAATGTTAAATATTTTTAAGACGTCTGAGACTTCTATGGTGGGATATTGTTGTCTTACTGCTTGCATTTCGCTAATCAACTCTTCAACATTCATACATTTATAGTGTATATCTTCATATTTATGTCTTTCTCTTTTAGCAACTCGGCCGCTCTAATGAGTCCTTCAACAATATGGTCAAATTTTCCAGAAATCTTCCCGTTATCCCCCATCTTAATACTCTTCAATGCTCTTCGTATCTCTTCACAATCAAACAAATGAAGTTCACCCCTTTCTCCCATCTCTAGCATATTATAATACATGGCTTCTTTTTGCATCTTTGCTTTTCTTCCGTCTGCATCTATTGGCCTAGTAGAATTGTTAAGTCCGACTACCTTCCTCTTTGTTTGGTCTTCTCTCAATAAATGCGCTAGGACTCCAATCCCCATCCCCCCGCTATCAATCCCAATATATTCATAATCGTGTCTTTGGTCTAATGCCAAAATCTTATCCTCTGTCTCTGTTGGGAGTGTCTTTTTTGTTGTCTCGTGGTGGAATTGAAATACTCCTTTTCCTATCCTCTGTAATCCTTCAAAGGTGGACTCGTCTTCTCCCATTGCGGCTATATCTACTCCAAGGGCGGATTTGTGAGTGGGTTTATTGTTCTCGAATGGAACTGTGCAAACCTTATCAATCCATTCATCATGATATATTCTTCTTAACTGGCTTAGGAATTTTCCTAGGTACTCATTACCATACTCTAGTTCGCTCATGTCTCTCTTCTCTTCTGCGAGGATTCTAATTGCTCCCTCTCTCTGTTCTAAAGTCCAACTTGGGGATAAGGGCCTATTAAATAGAACTGTCTCGCTGTCCTTATACCAAACCTTAAAACGTGCGGTTGGGTCTTTCTGTATGTAGGCCCTATCAAATTGGTCATAGAAATAACCTTCATCTTCATCTGGAGTTCCCCACATCCAAATTCTTCCGTTATTAGTAGATATAATTGGTCTTGCGGCCTTCCACATCATCTTTGGTTGCCAAGGGGCTTCATCTACTCCAAGGATATTTCCATCAAATCCCCTAATACTCCTTCCCGTGTCTCCCACAGCCCTAACTTGCATAGTGGACTTCTTTCCCCCAACACAAACAGTTAATTTTCCTAATTGGGGCTTATTCTTTCCCTTTCCAATCAATTTAGGGTATTTCCTCAATAAATGCTCGTATGCTACACTAATACATAGTTTAGCGGTGTCTTCTGTTAGTGAAAGGAAAACAATCTTAACTCCTGGCTTATCAACCATTGTTTCCGCTGCCTTAATTGAGAATATCTCTGTTCCCCCAATTCTTCTTCCCTTTATTAGCAATATGTCTCCTTTTTCATCTAGAATCTCTTGTTGCCAGTCATCATATTGAATTTCAATCTTCTCCGAGTAACTCCTTTAGTCTGTTAATTGCGAGGGCGTAGGTTTTGTTTCTGTGAATCCTTAGCCATCTAGAGAACCATATTGGATTCTTGTGGCAACTCATGTTTCCTAGCTTGTGGTGCATTGGGCAGAGCATAAGGACATTGTCTATGTCTTTGGAATATTCTTTAATCTCTTCTGGGAGGATGTGGGCTAGGTTGAGGTATCTTGGGCCTTTACCACAGACACAGCATTTATTATCATCTCTCTTCATCACTTTATCTCTAAATTCAAGAAATTCTTTATCTCTTTTCATGATATTTAGAAGGGATTGGTCTTTATAAACTTATATTATAAAATTTTGTGTGTTGGGGTGGGGGGTTCTTAGGGGGGGGAACTCAATCGTCGGCTTAACATTGCTTAGAATGGCTCCTAGGGCTTATATGGGTATATGTAGACCCAATCACTGATATTTGGGAATAGTTCCACATGAAATGGAGGTTAAATCATTCTCCATAGGAAATGGGGGTTGGACAGGAAATGAAGGTATAAAGTGCTAATTAATAGCGTTTTTAGGGCTGAAAGGTTCGCACAAGGTGTATTGTGCGTACTTTTGGGAAGAAAATGGTATAAAATAGCGTTTCCACATGAAATATAGGCGTTCCACATGAAATGAAGGTCAGATAGGCTAAAAAGTCCACGAGTGAGCGAGATTTGGGAAGTGAGTGTAATATATATGCGAAGCATATAATGGAACATCCTTTTAAATTTTGTGGTAACATCGTGGTTTAGGAGTGTTTTGAACATGGTTCCTTTATAAGTCTTTAGCAAATCCTTGGTAAATGCACATCTTAAGAGAGTGTGAGTATATACTTACGTACGTAATACATACATTTATATAGTTACTATTCTCTCTAGATACATGAAAGCAAACAGAACCTATGTCTTAGATACTGAGCTAATCCAAAAGCTAAAGGAAGAGCCTAACCAGTCAGGACTAATAAATGACTTACTAAAGAAGCACTATCAACAGAACCTAAGCTTTGAGGAACTAGACACACAAGAGGCTCAGTTAAAGGAATTGGTAGAAGATTCTAAAGGAAAGCTAAAGATGATAGCCCAAAGAAGGGCCAAGCTAAAGAGAGATGAAAATGACATACTAAAGGATGTGATTTACTCCTAATGGTAATGGAGGTACTTCATGCACCCGGCTCCACGAATGAAGAGATTGAGATTAAGAATAAGGCTGTTCTTAAGGCAGACCTCTTTAAACGACTTAATAGAGAGAAGACAACAGAGCCTATTGTGATGGAGAACGAAGGAGAATACTACTCAGCATTTGATAACGCTCACTTTGAGGAAGGAACACACAAATGATTAACTACTCTTTTTGCTTTCTTGCATTCCTAATCCTAATAATTGCCCTTAGACTTAATAAGCTAACAAATGAATTTAAGAAGCATTAGAGTTTCTACCCACACTTTTCTTACACTCATCGCATAATCTCCCATACTTTGTTGTGTAGAATAACTCCCCGCAACGATCACATACTCTTTGATATTTCATGATTATAAAATGTGGGCAGTATAAGGTCAATTCCTTTCGTAACCCACATCCAGACTTTGCCTGGAGTCAATCAATGAGGGTTTCGGTAGTTTCCCACCCCCTTTCCCTCAATGAATATAATGTCCGCCTAAAATAGCGGAACGAATAAAATTAAGCTAAAAAGCTCATTATGTATGTATCTAACTCACAGGTTTTACTGTGTATTTTCATCATTAGACTCTTTATTTCTTGTATTCTCTTTTGAGCTTCCCACTTGTCGAACGAAACCTTTTCTGAAGATTCCATTAGTAGTAGAGGTCAAACCCCTTAGCTTTCGATAAGTCGATATATCTTCGTCTGAATAACGACAATGGTCTCTTAAGCGATTCGAGAACTTTCTTTGTGGCTTTGTTAATTTTGCCATTCATCAGAGTTCACTAAGATAAAATCTATATGCTTCAAGAACATCTTCTTTACTAATATCCACAGGCGAACTATTACACCAACACTTTGTTAAGCATTGAGCCACGATCGATTTATCCTTATCCATCCTAACACTAGGAATTGGAGCGATTGCTTCGTTGTGAGCATCTATTTGCTGATTCTCTGGGCTAACATTATCCTTATTCTCCCATTGAGCCTTTTTTGCTGCTGAACAAGCAGTACAATACTTTCTCTTATCTGGGTAGTTTGTTGGTGCTTCGTAAGTGAACGATTTACCACATTCTGCACAATTAATTGTTTTTTCCATCTTTACCTCCTTTCAGTAGCTTCTTGAGAATCTTTACAAACTCATCTTCGTGAAGTTTTTCGAGTATCTTGATTGCTTCATTGTAACATCTTGAGTATATGCTCATAAAAGCCTTTTGTTTCTTTTTATCTTTGTATGCCATAGTTAATAGAGTATCAAGGTATATATAAACCTTTCTATTTATAGACAACAGTGGCTCGGTAGTCATCTATGCCATCATAGGCATTTATAGAAATAAGTTGCTTTACCTCGTCACTGTTTATGAAATTTTCAAGAGATGATCTAAGCCTTGGTTTCTCCTTCTCTCCCAGGAAGGCCATGTTAAAAGTTGGTAGGTTTATTATTCTCATTGAATATAATAAGGGGGTTTCAAGCCCCCTCGGTTTGGGGGTGCCCCCCCTAGCGAATAAGCCCTTGAAGACCGATAAGCTAATGTTACTAAGAAATGAGTGTTTAACTATTTTACTAATATCTGCCTTGATCCTATGGTGTCTACTTGATGATGGATTCCTGTTGTTTCAATTAGTGCATCTCCTGCATAGGCATCTCCCGTCGCTGTTACTCTTTCAAGCGTAAACATAAACTGGTCTCCCATCTTAAAATTAGTCCCAGTAATCACAGGAAAATCTGACCTCTTGGATTCGTATTGTGTGTCGAAAGGAGTATCTACTGAATCAATAGTTACTGCTGCGTTTAGGGTTTCTCCCCCTTGCATAACAATATAGGTTAATCTCCATTGGACGTTATCCGTTCCAGTTGGGGCTGCGATTCCTTGCCAGTGCACATGAAAAGTTAAGTCTGTGCCTTCCTTATAGTCATGTTGTAACTCAAATCCCCCGCTCACTTTCTCTCCTGTATCAAAAGCATAGGTTGGGATTTCTGTGTCTGCTCCTGCTTCATCAACAAAATTAACAATATCTGGGGCCCCACTTGAAGGCCTAGTTAATAGATAACCCCCAATATTAATATCTTTCCAAACAGTTTCCTGGAGTTCGATTGTTTTGTTGGCTCCACAATCTATATCTAAATCGTCTGTTGTTGCTATTACTCCTCTCGTTCCGTCACTGCTTATTTGTAAATCTGTGTTTGTAGTTCCATATTTAGAAATAACATTATCCCTACCCATATAATTATTCCCTGGTCCGTCGAGATAAAGAAGCCATGCGTTTGTATAAGTTGGGACTGAATTAAGAATATACATCCCATAAACATTAACAAGGTTTCCTGTCCCTATTCCTGAACCTTCAATAGCACTATAAGTCCCGTAGAGATTTCTTGTTAATACTCCATTTACAACAGAAGAAAAAGAACTTATAGTATTTTTAAGACCGTATTCGTTTACCGTCATTGTTTTTCCAATAGAATCAAATCCAACCCTTTCAGTAATTCTATTATCAGTACCATATAAATTTAATAAAGCCACATCAGTTGTATAAGTTCCTGCTTGAGAAACTTGGTTATTTAATCCTTTAACATCTTCAATCATAGCAAACATCGCATTAATTGAACGGTCCGCATTTAGACTTACAGAATTATTCATCCCAGTAGAACCACTTAAAGCAACAGGAACCCCCGAACCGCTTAAAATATGATTATCTACAAGGGTGTTAGTAAATCCTGTATGATAATATCCCGAAGAACTAGAGGGAATAGCGATATTTCTA